CGGGTAGCAGGTGAAACAACATTGGATTTGGTACGTTGAGGTTTCGCATCAACGGATTCTCCGGCTCCAACTTGGTCGGGGAATCTTTCACGGATGTCAGTGTCGATACGACGATAGTATTCGTCACTGCCAACCCTAATACCATTCTCAACAAGTTCCTCATGTAGCCCTAAAGCATATGAAGTCATGCGTTTGTTGCTTCCAAACCACTGATTTTGGTCTTGCCACGCTAGTAGTTTTTCGTCAACGGGCGCTGCCTGTTGAGGTTGTGGTGCTATTTGTACAGGAGTTTCTTGTTCCTGTAAAGGGGCAGGTCTAAAATTATTTACTTTATCTGCGCGGATTCTGGCGGTAGTGAGTGCTTCCTGAGCATCTAACAACTTATCAGCATCCCCAGACTCGTAAGCCTCTTTATAGAGCCGTTTAGCCTCTTCAATCTCGGAGTTAATGACCTTCTTGGCTTGTTCTAAGAGGACAGTCTGCCCTTGATTGACGGAGCCTTTAAGTTTTTTGTTCTCTTCATACATTGCCTGAGCAAGGCGAAGAGCTTCATCTTTTTCACGCTCGGCAGACTCTTTGGCTCTGCGTTCCTCGTGATATCCCTTAGTAAAGTGTTTAAACCTATTCTTGACGCTCTCAGAGTAGGAGGCAAGCTCCTCTTCTGTAGGATCTTGCGGGGCTTCCTTCATTGGAGTGCGGTAACGATCCTCTTCCGGGGTATCGTCTACAACTTCAATTTCAGGGGTGTCTTCCTGCGGGGTTACAACTTTCCCGCCTTTACGGAGGTTCTCTTCCTTTTCATCAGGAAACTCAAATTCTGTTTTTTCAATTTCAGCCATGATTTTTCCTTAGTTAGGTCGCTGGATGCCGCGAGGGTCTTGCACAACTGCCTGAACAGAGTCGTCATTAATCAATCTCCATTCCGTACCATGAATCTTCATGCGGGTTCCCGTGTTAGGACGCACTAACACAAAGTCTCCAACCTGACAGGCTGCTCCAGAGGGAAATCGGGCTGCATCTTTAAATGCATCAGGGCCAATCTTTGCCACAAACAGCACGGGGGATAGAAGCTCCTCGTGAAGAATTGCAGTTGCGGATTTAAGGATCCCTGTTTCGCTGTACTCATCCTCTGCTTTGGGAAGCATACAGAGGAGGTGGTAAGTAACCGGATCGGGTACTTGTTTGGCTTTCTCTTCAGGGGAGGTGTTAAGCACTCCACTGAGATCAACCGCGCTGACATCAAATTCAGTCATCTTCATAGTCCTTGGTTTTTCGCACGAGATCGGCAAGTTCATACTGGGCGGTTTGCAGACCTCGGATCGTCCCGCACAGTTCTTTGTAGTGATCGTGGGATTTAGCACCACCCTCACTGACAACAGTGACTAACTCCTTGATGTGTTCATCAAGTCTTTTGTTTAAAGCATCAAGAAGTTGAGTCATCATTCACCTTTGTTTTTTGCGTTTAAAAGCATTTGAAGAAGTTGTTGTTTAGCCTGTAGATCCTGCGTCTGTTGGCTATGCTCCAACTGTTGTTGATGTTGCTGTTCTGCCATGCGCATCTCTGCTTGTTTCTTCATGGCATCCATAGCAATTTCTTGCTGCGCTTTTTGTGCAGCAGCAGCGGGGTCTTCTCCTTGTGCGCCTTGCATCTGCGCCATTTTGAGTTGAAGCTCTGCCTGCTTGATAGCCAAGTCGCCTTGAACTTTCTGCGCTTTGGTTTGAGCATCTTGCTGTTTGATCTGAAGTTCTGCTTGTTGCATTTGTACAACAGGATCCTGCATCTGCTGTTGGGCGGCTTGTTGTGCTGCTTGGTTCTTGTTGATGTCCAACAATTGTTTTGCAGCTTGTGCAACGAGCTTTGACAACTGAACTTCCACATCCTCGGGCATCTCAGTATCTGGGCTAGGAAGAGTAGCGCCAAGGCGTTGCTCAATCTTTGTCCTGTACTGGAAAGCGATGTGTTCAGCTACGTGGGCCATGATTGAAGCTTGCATCTGTTGAGCCATTGGGTTTTGACCCATCTGACCCATGACCATAGGATCCTGCATCATTGATGTATGTACAGCAATGTGTGCGTCGTGATCTTGGTAGATGAATGCTTTAGTTGGTTTACCTGTCAAGAACGACATGTTCTCTGAGATTGGATCCCGTGGTGTCATGTCATCGTCAATAGGTACAAGCTTGTCTGCATTCTTCACTCCCAGAACCTCAATCATCTGGCGGTGCAGCAAAGGTAGGTTGTAGATCTGTGGAGCGCCTTGGGCTAACTGGATTACAGCCTGATACTGCATGATCCTTTGAGCCATTGTGGCGGAATTCGGGTCGGAGACCGGAATTACATCCACCATGTCATAGTCTTCACGCTTGGCTTGGGGCGTACCGAATACTGGGGTGTATTCGTAATCCGCTGGCATGTAGTCACGAATGATCTCTTTGAGCAGTTTAAACTCTTGTTTCATTGAATAATGAACACGAGCCTGCACCGCAGACATTGTCTTAAGCTGACGCTCAAGTAATGCTAAGGTTGTACCTACGGGAGAGTTAGCAGACATATCGCTGATGTTCATATCTGCGATTGAGCCAAGTCTTCTGCCTTCGTCTGTGATCTGATTCAAGAGAGCCAAGAGAACCTGCGAGGGTTCCTTGTATGGCAGGGCCATGATGTTCTCTTTGACCGATCCGCTAGGCACGTCCACATCACGGAACTCACCCGGTTGGATGGGAGTGTCATCTCCTTTGATTCGGAGACCTCGGGTCTTCAAACCTCCGGGAAGGTTAGACAATGTACCTGCGTCTACAAGTTGACGAATGATAGATGTACCTGCACGGGCATAACCACCGATCAGGTGGATAAGACCAAGACCATAAGCTCCAAATCCGGGAACGTAGGTGTACTGGACAAAATGCTGACGTTTGAGTTTGTGTTTGTCGTCTTCATCCCAGTTTCTGCGGATGGAGAGAATCTCAGTCGTACCGCGCTCTAGGGTAATGACGTAAGGAAGAGCAATGCCGTCTTCATCTTCATAACCCGGCAGGTCATAGTCTACGTGGATCTCATAGATCTGATAGCGGTCATCATCATTGAGGTTGTAACCCTGATCCTCAGCCTTTTTCTTCTCCACGTCAGTGTAGAACTGAAGAGGTTCTCCAAGTTCCTTGTCTAAGTAGAAACCCGATACTTGAAGTTTGCGGATGTCATTCTTGGTCTTGCGCATGATGTGGGTCACACGCTCAGATGTCATGGCGCTTGAGGCTCCATAAGGGATGATTACATCCTCTGCGGGGATGAAGATGGAAGCTTGCCGTCCCAAAGAAGGATCGTAGTAGACCTTTTTGAAAGCTGCGCCAGCTAGACCTAGAGAGTACAGAAGGCGTTCATGCTCTGGTCGATACTCAGGCATCCCTTCCGTCAGTCTGTAGTTCATGTCATCTTTGACACGCTCCGCAGCCTCTTCTTTAAGTTTATCAATTGCACCAATGATCTCTGTCTTGACGGGGCCTTGAGCCGGGAATGTTTCAATAATAGTCTCACTTTGAAACCTGACCGCCGCTTCTGTAAGAACAGTCGAGAATACCCCGCAAGCACCAAGCCACGGTTCTGTACGTTCCTCATATTTCATCCCCAATACATCAAGACCTTTAACATACATCTCCACCCAGTCTTTTCGGGAGTTAACGTCTGTGTCTACCATTTCAATCAAATCGCTGGCAATCTTTTGGAGTTCACTGTCATCCATGTACTCTGCAAGATTGTCTGAGAAGTTTTCTTCTTCAGTCTCTGGCATGAGGTCAACCTCCATGCCGTCAATACCAATCTTGACACCTTCAGGGTTGACAATCTCAATCTCCATGACAGGGGTATCGTCCATCTCCAAAGCGTTTAAACCTAATGGAGCTTGGCTCAGTGATTGTTCAATACTCATATTGTTCCTTAGTAGTACTCTACTTTTCTACGGGTGTAAAAAGGCTCATCTTCTTCATCAGAATCGATGGTGATAAAGCCTCCCAAGCGAAACCGCATCAGAGCCTGACTGCTTGAGTCAACAAGGTCGTCGTGGTCTCCATTAGGGAAAGAAGCTAACTCATCCATCACTTCTTCAGCCCACCGGGTATCAGGACACCACACCATGCCAGATTCAAACAAAGCAGAGATAGCGTTTACACGCGATATCTTATCGTTTCCTTTGCCCGGCGTATACTCCGCAACCGGAATTCCC